AAAAGCTATATTTAGTTATCACAATAGAAAATGGCAAGCAATTAAAGGTTATTGTTTTGTTGCGCCTATAAAATCAACAGATAAATTAAGTTCAGACAAAGAACAGCCTTTAATGGGTGTTGTTAAATATACTGACGGTACGGTTAACGAAGGTGATTTAATAGGGTTTAGACCAAGCTCAGAATATGAGTTTATTATAGACGGTAAAAAGTTATATAGACTACTATCAAAATTTATTACAATTAAATATGAATATCAAGGAGACGAAGAAGAATATAATCCAGGCTGGGCAGAAAGCAGTTGATGAATTAATCAAAGTTGCTAAAGAGCCAATTGTAGACTCTGATGATGACATATCTGCTGATAGATTAAAAAATGCTGCTGCTACAAAAAAGCTAGCAATATTTGATGCGTTTGAAATATTAAACAGGATCCAAGAAGAAGAAAATTTATTAGAAGGTAAAGAACCTGAAGATAAAGTAAAAGTATTTAAAGGATTTGCTGAAGGTAGGTCAAAGTAATGTACGAACAAAATTTAGTTAAAATAGTTGAGCCAGTTAAGATTAATACAATTAAAAGGCTTAATAAAAAAAATAAATGGGAATATGGATATAATAAAGAACACGATATTGTCGTTATATCAAAAACTGGGAAGATTGGTGAAATACTTGAGATACAAAATCTGCGAATCGCGCTGCCAAAAGAACCAGTGCAAGTGTTCTCTAATGAGCTAAAAAAGTGGCAACAATTTGAATATCCAAAAGAACTAGCAAGACTTAAAAATATATTTGACTGGAGAGCGTACCCTGAAGAAAAGAAAGCACAGTGGTATGATTATATAGATGAAGAGTTTAAAAGACGTGAAGAAGGTTTCTGGTTTAATAACAACGGTACACCAACATACATAACAGGTACACACTATATGTACTTGCAATGGAGTAAAATAGATGTAGGTGCGCCTGATTTTAGAGAAGCAAATCGACTATTTTTTATATTCTGGGAAGCTTGTAAAGCCGACAAAAGATGTTACGGGATGTGCTACCTTAAAAATCGTAGGTCTGGATTTTCTTTCATGTCTTCAGCAGAAACAGTTAACCAAGCTACATTAGCAAGTGATAGTAGATTTGGTATACTCTCTAAAACAGGTGCAGATGCTAAAAAAATGTTTACAGATAAAGTTGTCCCAATTAGTATTAACTACCCGTTCTTTTTCAAACCGATTCAAGACGGTATGGATAGACCTAAGTCTGAACTTGCTTATAGGGTTCCTGCAAGTAAGTTCACGCGTAAAAAGATTACTGCAAACGAACAGCAGGAAGACTTGGTTGGACTTGATACTACTATTGACTGGAAAAATACAGGTGATAACAGTTATGACGGAGAAAAACTTGCTCTGTTAGTACATGATGAAAGTGGTAAATGGGAAAGACCCGATAATATATTAAATAACTGGAGAGTTACAAAAACATGTTTACGATTAGGTAGTAGGATTATAGGTAAATGTATGATGGGCTCGACATCAAACTCATTAGATAAAGGTGGAGAAAACTTCAAAAGATTATATAGCGCATCCGACGTCACTAAGCGAAACAGAAATGGACAGACAGCGTCTGGTTTATATTCTCTTTTTATCCCAATGGAGTGGAACTACGAAGGATTTATTGATGAGCACGGAAGCCCAGTCTTCAATACTCCGAGTGATGACGTCTTTGACCCCCATGGAGAGTTAATAGATGTAGGTGTAATAGACCACTGGCAAAATGAAGCTGATGGTTTAAAAGGAGATCAAGACGCACTAAATGAATTTTACCGTCAGTTTCCAAGAACTGAAGAACACGCGTTTAGAGATGAGACTAAAAACAGTATATTTAACTTAGTAAAAATATACGAACAAATAGACTACAATGAAGAAATGTCAAGAACATTAGGTATTTCAACAGGTAGTTTTCAGTGGGTTAACGGTGTAAAAGACACAAGTGTTATATTTTATCCAGATCCACAAGGTAGATTTAAAGTAAGTTGGGTACCACCAACAAATATACAAAATAAAATTGTAATTAAAAATGGTATAAAATATCCTGGCAACGAACATATGGGCGCTTTTGGTTGTGACTCATATGATATATCAGGAACTGTAGATGGTAAAGGCTCTAAAGGTGCTTTACACGGTTTAACTAAGTTTAGCATGGAAGATGCTCCAGCTAATACATTTTTCTTAGAGTATATAGCAAGACCTCAGACCGCAGAGATGTTTTTTGAAGACGTTCTAATGGCTTTAGTATTTTATGGCATGCCTTTACTTGCAGAAAATAAC